ATAACACCTTTTTCTAATTCTATTTCATCAACTTCATAAACAGGATTAGAATATAAATCTAACATAATATCTATGATTTCTTCAATATCTTTTTTATTCCCATTTATTTCATAATATGTATGATCTCTTGTTGTTCCTGCATTATAATTTGTTCCTAAATTATCTAAACTTCTCAATAATGTTTTATTTGGACGTTTTTTAGTACTTTTAAACATTAAATGTTCTAAAAAATGAGCTACACCATTATTATTCTTATTTTCATTCATAGATCCAACATTAATAAACATACCGACGGAAACTATTTGAGAATCCATCATAGGTATTAATAATGTATTTAATCCATTTATTGTATAATTATATATTTTTAACTCCATAAAATATATAATATAAAAAAATCTAGTATAAAAAAATCTAGTATAAAAAAATCTAGCATAAATAAAAAATCATTATCAGAAGTTATCGATACTCAAAAAATCCAAATTACCCTGAACAACTATTGCATAATCAAGTGCTTCAATTGTTGTTGTAGAATAATTTGTTATTTCAAAGACATCACCAACATTTGCGCCAAAATATCTAGAAACAGGATCTGAATCTAACATTCTAGGCATCTCTCTTTTTTTATTACCAAAAGTTTTAAAATATTCTTCATGTTCAAGTTTTGTTAATAATTTAAATTTAGGTTGTAATACATGTTCGAGAGTATTTGACATTAAATATATCTCTGGGAAAACATATGTTAAAGGATAATCATCAAATTGTTTATATGCTTTCTTACCTAATGATGTAATAATAATGAATTTATGATATTTAGAATATTTATCTAAAAAATGTTCTATATCATTACTGTCTTTTATAGTTGTAATATTATTATAAATTATTTTAATTGCTATATTAGAGTTTTCATAATTAATATTTACTTCTAGATTATCTCCAATTTTTTTAATAGCATTATAAAAATTATTATAATCTTTAACCAACTTACGTGTTTGAACCATTTTTGAAATATTCATTAAAATAATCTGCGTTTTTTCATCATTATCATATTCAAGATTCATTATATATAATATATATATATTTCTATATAATATATTTAATTTTCAATTATTTAAAAAAATTATATAAATTGATATATATTAAAAACAATATGGAACAAATCGAAAAAATACAAAAATTTGTACTTGATAATATAGAAAGTATATTAATTGGACTTGTAAGCGTTGTAATTCTTTATCTAATATTAAATAGAAATGAAAATTTCGAGAATGGATTAAATATCAAACAATGCGATTTTAACGATCCAAATTTATCAGGAAAGTGCAAAGAAATAAGAGATGGCTGCGGAGTTTTAAAAGGTTCTGAATTAAAAATGGAAAATGATATAAAAAAATACTGTAATCCTAAAGCAGAAGGAAAAACTGCGAGAGAAACAATTTCAAGCAGAAGAGATTGTGTAACTGATGTTGAAAGAATAATCAGAGCAAAATACGCCAAGAGCGAATTATGTTCTCAAATAAAAAATATGCCAGGAGTTTCTAAAGATACAAAACTTAATGATTTAAGTTTAAGTTCTGTACAATCAAATGATTTAAATCACGGTTATGCAAATGTTAACTTTTAAGAGTCGCTATCACTAATTGATGCTTCCATTATCTTTTTAAGATTATTATATTTACTTTTATATTCTAATAATTTTAAATCATTTACATCTGATTTTGTAATTGTTGCTGTTTCAGAACCACCATGTTGTGTTTCAGTTATATTTGATTCATTTATAATTCCTTCAATTACATGAATTAATTTATCATTAATTCTACCACATTTATCGTCTACTTTAATATTATCATCATTTATTAATTTTATTCTATTTATAAAATTAAGTTTATCATCTTTAAGTTTATAGTTATATATACATTTTATAACTTTTCCATCTTTATCTTTTAAATTTTTTTTAACATAAATATAATTTGATTCTTTTACATTTAAGGGAAATACAACATCATATTCATCATCATATTCATTATTAAAATTTACTTTTATTCCACTTTGAATTTCAGAAAATTGAATGCCATTTTTGGTTAAAACATTTTTTATACTATTATTTGAAGATTCGTGGGTACCACGTATATAATTAAAAAATGATTGTAAATTAGAAAACATTAATATATATTTAATTATATAAAAAAAAATTAATATATATATAAAATGCCAGAAGCTCCAGAAATAAGACAATATAGTGATGATTTAAATGATTTCTTTGAAGATCATAAATTAACAGAAATAAAAATATTAGCTGGTAGATATAAAAGACATGGAGTTCCAGATCATTTAAACGAACTCAATAAACTTCTACCACAAAAGATTAAAGATGTTAAAACTAAAGGAAAATTTATTTATGTAGTACTCGAAAATAATTATGTTATTGCTATGACGATGGGACTAAGTGGATTTTTTACTGAAGACGATTTAAAACATAATAACATTGAATTTAAAACAATAAATGGATCAATATTTATGAATGATATGAGAAATTTTGGAACATTAAGTATATTTAAAAATATAGAACAATTACAAAAAAAATTAGATAAAATTGGTCCAGATATTTTCTATATTACTGAAAACCAATTTGTTGAAATAATTAAAAGTGCTCCGTCTGCAAAAATTGGTGAGTTCTTAATGAAGCAAACAAAAATTGCGGGTATTGGGAATTACCTTCGTGCTGATATATTATGGATGTGTAAAATAAGTCCATTTAGAAAAATTAAAGATCTTACGTTACTAGAAATAAAAAGTATCTTTACAAATTCTCAAAAATTAATATGGTATTTCTATGATTATAAACAAGGAATAAAAGATAAAATTATATCAAAAACCGATAAATTTCCGATTGATTACGATAGAGACTTTTTTGTATATGGAGAGAAAAAAGATATATATGGTAATGAAATTAAGACTGATACATTAGGAAGTAGAACAATTCATTATGTACCCGATTATCAGAAATAATTATATAAATGTATTATATAATGGAACATTTTAGAAATTATCAAGGTGGTGGAGGTACAGGAGGAACAAGATATGGAGGTAGTGGAATTAGACGTAGTGGAGGAGGTTATAGAAGACCAGTTGTAAGACAAACATCAACAAGTCATACTTTAGGTGGTACTGGTGGAGCGCCTTGGTGGGGTTGGGGATATGGATATTATTGGCCATATGATTATCCATATTTTGAATATAATCCATTTTATGTTCCTTATGAAGTAGAAGTGGTAGAAGTTGAGAAGAAAAAAAAAGTAGAAAAAAAGGTAGAGAAATTTGAATCAGTAAAGTATGTATATCCCGAATTTTTGAAATAAAAATCTAATTGTATTTTATAAATGAATACAAAAGATACATATTTAGTTAAAGGTATTTCTTCAAATAGAACACGTTTAATTAATAGACCTGTTAGTGGATTAGCAGGACACCCAATTGAAGGTGCTAGATGTTGTATAAATAATCCATATGTTGGAAGTCATCATGAGTTACTTAGTTCAGAACCTGCTCCAGTTTCTGGATATGGATTACCTTATTATTCAAGTTTTAGACAAACACACTTATTATCGGATAAAGAAATGTTAGAATTAAATAAAAAAATGGAAAGGGATAATGTTAATTTAGAAGATGTATTTGATAGAAAATACAGAGAAAAGAAAGAGAAGAAGAATAGAAAATAATATATATATTTTATTGAAATAAAATATATATAATTATATATATAATGATAAGTAATTCGAATAGTCCTAAAAATAAGCCTATGGGACATTATTCTTTATTTGGTGGATTCCAAGTAATTAATGAATCACCAAAAGATTATACTTTAAAAGAAATAAACAATGACGTTAAATTTGTATTATCAAGAAATACAATTGGCCCTCAAGGAAATGAATCAAGATTCGTCAAAAAAGTATCTCCCCCAAGAGAAGCAAGTTTAATTGATATTTATAATACATCTATAATAACAGTCGATCAATTAATGGATATCGCAAATAAACAAATACAAAAAATACAAGAACGTGCAGCAAAGTCATTACAAAAAATAAGAAGTACATCAAGTGCAAAAAAAGCATTATCATCTGCGAAAAATAAAATTGCCGAAATCCAAAAGTTAACAGATAACCAAATCAATACAATTAAATCTTTAATTACCAAGGAAAATGCCAAGAAAGCCCAATCCTTAATTAAAAAAATTCAATCTCGTGCAACAAGTCAAATCTCAAAAATTAAAAAATCACCAGAAGTTAGAAGATTATTAAAACAAATAAGCACAAAAATTAAAGTTGTTAAAGCAGGTGTAAGATCACCATCTAAATTAAGTGTTAAATCAACATTAAAGAAAATGAAAGCGATTGTAAAAAAGTCATCTAAAAAAATCTCAATTTCACCAAAAGTTAAAGCAGCACTCAAAAAATTAAGTCCTAAAGTTATTAACTATCTTAAGAAATTAGATTCTAAAAAATTAACACCTAAACAAAAAGCATATTTAAAGAAATTCTCTCCTTCAGTTCTTCGTGCAGTCAGAAAATTATCTACAAAACAATTAAAGAAATTATCATCATCTGTAAAATCATCCTCAAAAAAATTATTATCATCTGTTAAATCATCTTCTAAAAAATCATTATCACCAAAGGTTAAAGCAGCACTTAAAAAATTAAGTCCTAAAGTTATTAATTATCTTAAAAAATTAGATTCTAAAAAATTAACACCTAAACAAAAAGCATATTTAAAGAAATTCTCTCCTTCAGTTCTTCATGCAGTCAGAAAGTTATCTACAAAAGAATTAAGAAAATTATCATCATCTGTTAAATCATCTGTTAAATCATCTTCTAAAAAATCAGTATCATCCGTTAAGTCTACACTTAAAAAATTATCAAAAATTTCACCAAAACTTTCACCAAAACTTGCATTACAAAAATCAGAACAATTAGTTAAGAAATTATCTAAGAACACAAAAAATCAACTCAAGAAATTAGATACAAAAGTAATAAATTATATCCGTAAATTAGACTTTAAGAAATTAACACCTAAACAAAAGGCATATTTAGATGATTTACCTAAATCAGTTGTTAGATCTGTACGTGCATTATCTCCAAGATCAATCCAATATTTAAAGAATCCCGGTTTGAAAGTCAGAGATACATTAAGAACAGTTTCTCCCAAAGCATTACAAATAATTAAGAAATATGATTCCAAAGTAATTAATTATATCAAGAAATTAGATTTTAAGAAATTAACATCTAAACAAAAGGACTATCTCAATGAATTACCACCATCTGTTATCCATGCTGTTAGAACATTACCATCTGATATTATAAAGACAGTTAAAACAACAAAGAATCTTTCTAAATTATTAACTACTCCAAAATCATCAAGTGTATCATCTCCAAAATTCACTCCAATAATTACATTACAAGCATTAAATCCTATAAATTATATTCCTAAAGTATTAAATCCATTCACATTCTTTCAATCATCCCCTCCACCTACACCTAAAAAGAAAAAAGGTAAAAAAGAAAGATTTACAAACTTAGAAAACCTTTTTTTTTTGAATCCTAGTATAGAAAATTTTGAAAATAGTGATGAAATTGTTTCAAAATTAATGACAGAAATAGATAGCAAACTTGTTACAATTACAGATACATCTACAAATTTATTAACAAAGAAAGTTAATAATAATCCCAAAGAAAAAGAAATAATGAGTAATTTATTAAAAGAAATATCAAATTTACAAAAAAAGCTTTATAATAATTTAGATAATGTACAAGATGTTGAAACATTACAACAAATTGCAAAATATAATACAAAGATAGAATTAATAAAGAATAATTTATCTAAAGAAACAAAGAAGATTTTAGAAGCATCAATTGTTGCTAAAAAAGCACGTGATGAAGTAAAAAAAGTTGTAAAGCAAAAAATAGATGATTTTAAGAAATCATCTTCTTTTAAAAAAGCACAAAACATTATTAAAACAAATAAAAGAGAATCATCACCAACTCTTATTAAAGCAAAAAAATTAATAATGGATAAAATAAATGCAATAAAGAATTCATATGAATTAAGAGATACTGTTTCAATTATAAATGAAGAATTAAAGAAAATTAAAAAAGCGAAAGCAAAGGTGGAAAAAGCACAATCATCTCCTACTATATTAAATACAATTACTTCTGTAATACCTTCAATACCAAGTATTTTTAAATTACCAACTTTCTTTCAAGAATCACCAAAAGTCAAAGAATCAGTAAATGCTAGCCAACATAAAAAAATAATTAAAGAAATAAAGACAGAAATAAAAAAGGAAGCATCAGACAGTATATTTAAAATAACTGATTCTACTGAAAATAATTTAAAGAAATTATCAAATGTTACAACAAATTTTATTAATAATATAACAGGTCTTTCTAATGAAACAGTTAAAGATTTGAATAGAAATTCAGGTAAATATATTAAAAAATTATCAAATGTATCAAGTGATTCATTAAAAATATTATCAAAGGATGCTAATAAAAATATAAAAGAAATTTCTGATTTATCAAATAAATCAATGAAAGATGCGACTCAAAATATAAAAGAAATCGCAGATTTATCAAAAGCATCAATGAAAGAATTAATTAATATGTTAGCAAGACAAAAAGCATCTCCTACATCAATCACTGTATCTCCTGTAATTAATATATCTCCTCAATCAACACCAAAAAGTGAATATTCTAAAATGCCCCCAGATTTACAAAAAATAATGAGAGAAACACAACCAATAAATGAAAAACCCCCAACTATAAGTACAGTTCCAACAAATGAACTTGATAAACAATCCATTTCTCTCGTTCCTGAAAATCAACCATCAGAATCTCAACCAAGTGAATCATTCAATGGTACTGGATTTTTTGGATTCATTGATCGAGCATTCGGCGCACCAATGTCAACAGGACCAAGAGGACCTCAAGGATATAAAGGTGATAAAGGTGATCAAGGTGAACGTGGTCTCAAAGGTGATGAAGGTGAAAAAGGAGAAAAGGGAGATAGAGGACAAAAAGGAGAAAAGGGAGATAAAGGTTTAGATGGTAAATCTCTTACATGGGATATATTAACACCATTCCAAAAATCATTAATAAAAGGAGATAGAGGAGACAGAGGTTTTCTTGGTGCAATGGGTCCTAAAGGTGATAAAGGAGATACAGGTGATGCACTCACATGGGATAAATTAACACCATCCCAAAAATTATCTCTTATGGGATCAAGGGGACCAGTTGGTCCCCAAGGAAATATGGGACCTCAAGGTCCTAAAGGAGATAGAGGAGAAAGAGGTCCAATGGGAAGAGATTCTCAAATATCGAAATTACAAATAGATTCAAATGAAATCAGAATTAGATCAAAAGATCAAGGAACATTAATTGAAAAAACAATTGATGGTTTAGGATTATATAGTGGATTTGATAAAGTAAATGATTCACAAATTCAATTAGGTAGAGATTTAATCTTAAGAAATAAAAATAATAATGTTTTTACAGCAGACGGAAAAGATGTAACTATTGGATCAGGAAAAAATATTATGTTAAATGGTTTAATTGAAAAAGTAAGAACAAGTGTTGTTGATGCAGAT